CTTGTTTTAAGGCCTCGTACTTACCTTGGTGAAGACCTAACGCATGTGAACCTCTATATTGTCCTTCAACAAGTCTAGCAACACCTTTAGCGTTGTGATATTCCATTACACCTTTCTTACCTGGTTCTGTTGTGTTCATCCATTCTTTATAAACCCAATTACCAGTCTCATCTTTATATGATATTGTAATCATATCATCAAATACGTTTGTTACTTTATTTGCAGTTGATGAGTTTCTAACACCTACGATGTTTACATCATAAGATTTATTTTTTATGTCATTAAAATAGACATAACCTTTTGAAGACAATGCCGCTTCAATTTGTTCTCTTGTATACATAGTTTTATTTTTTAAAATATAAATCAGCTTCAGCTTGCCTTCTTAATACTAAGCCTTTTAAAACTTTATTTGAAGCTTTTGTCCATTTCATGAACTCAGCTCTTATTGTTTCATCTTTTGCGTTTTTGTTGACTTTCTTCAATAATGTTGACGATTTTAGGTTTGATGGTCCTAAGTTGTAACAAAATGATACTAGTGCGTCAAATTGGTGTTGTGTGATTGTATCTATACAATATGAGTCAACATATTGTTCAAATTTTGACAACATATCTTTTAGTAGTTCAACACCTTCTGCTTCAGTCATTGGTTTATCAGCCATTGTAACTTTTTTACCGTTAGGGTAGAAGGTCGCTCCGTATGCTATTGTTGGAATCCCAGCTGGACACTTATATGGTTTAGACATAAACCCTTCAAACTTTTTGATTAGTTCGATACCTTCACTACCCGTTTTTGTAATTTTTTCCATAATTATTATTGTTTAGTTATAAATATCTTTTAAATAAAAAAGGTACCCGTTATGAGTACCTTTTTTTATTTTATTTATATTTAATTATTCTTCTTCGTCTTCTTCTTGTGATTCTTTAACCACACCTTCTTCTTCTTCTTCAGATTCTTCTTCAGATTCTTCTTCCATATAAGATTCGTTGATTGGTTCAAATCTAACACCACCTAACGTAATACCTTCAGTTATTGCTTCTTCTTTAGCAACAGTTTCTTGGTTAGCTGTAGATTCTTTACCCATATGGATATGTTTCTTAGCTTCAGCAGCATGAGGTACATTTATATCTTCCCAATGACCAGCTTTAGCTTTTTTACCTTCAATGTTTTCACCTTCAGTTTTAACTTTAGTAGTTTCTTCAACTTCTTCAGTTGTTACATCTTCAACACCTTCTTCTTCCTCTTCTTCTTCTTCTTGGTTAAAAGATTCTTTCATTGTTACGTGTTTAGTTGCATCAGCAGATTTTTTCTTAACATTTTCCCATTCACCTTTTTTAGGTGCTGGTGCTTTTGTACCTTTTTCAGTTGATACAGAACCTTCTACATGAGCTTTAGCTTCAGCAGCGTGAGATACAGCATCATCTAAATCACCTTCTTTTGCAGCTGGTGCTTGAGTTCCTTTATCTTTAGATACAGAACCTTCTACATGTTTAGTAGCTTCTGGTGCTTTTTTAGTTATACCATCCCATTCACCAGTTTTAGCTTTTGCGTTTTCAATATCTTCACCTTCTAACAACATTTTTGATTTGCTATAGATATCACCAAAAACAGCGTTTTCATTGATTCTAGCATTACCTTTTAAAAGACCAAGAGTTTCAGTTGATTTATAACCCATAAGGTGTTTCATGTGAGCCATATCTTCAGATACCATTTTCTTATCAGATGCCATAAGTACAACAGCTCTACCTTCAGTTAAGTTACCTTCCCAACGGATTTTATAAGTTTCATTACCATCTGTCATTTCGAATTGTTTATTATCTACTCTGTAAGATTCTGGTATCATTTTAAGTGCATTTCCAACACCGTTAAACTCTTTTTTAAATTTAAGTCTTTTCATTCCTTCTTTTATTTGTATTTTGTTGTTATCATTATTTTCGAACATACCACCTTTCATAGCTTTTTTATCTAACTTGGTAGCTGATTTTTTAGCAGTTTGCATTGCTAAAGTAAATTGTTTTTTATTTAATAAAGAAATTATCTTATTAATAGCATTACCATATTCCATACTATCTGGCATATCAGATAACATACCAGTTTCACTGTATCTATTTAATAATTTTTCAGCTACTTTATCAACACCAGTTTCAGCTATCCAACCACTTATGATTCTAGCGTTTTTTTCTTCTGGAGTTTCAATATTCTCATCTAAAGCATAAGGTCTATGACCAGTATCCTTTAAATCAGCTTGGATGTCTCTACCTCTAAGGTTAAGTGTTGGAGTTTGATTATTTCTTTTTTCAGTTGATGCTTTAACTCGTTTAACCAAATTTTTACCAAAGTCTGGACCAGTAAACCCTTGTTGTTTAGGTATTACATTAGCCCATTCTGGGTTATTACCCATTCTAGTACTACCTTCGATTGCCTCTTCAGCTCTCTTTTTAAAGTTATCATCTGGTTTACTGTCATATTGAAGCATTTCTTGACCATTCATGATTTCCATTTCTTCATGATATGTTTTCTCAAAATCATCATCATAATTAAATTTGTTCTGAGCCATTTCTTGTTCATTTTTGTCAGCTTTAACATTTTTCTCAAATGCTGTGACATCTTTCTCAATAGCTTTAACACCGTCTTTGTTAAATTTACCAGATTCTTTATTGACAGCAGCTGTTACCGAAATTCCAGGTACTGTTTCCTCTGTGATAAATTTACTATTTAAGTGTTTTTTTATTATGTTTTTATCCATTATTAGTATGTTTTAATATAAATATCTAACTTTTTACTAAAGTTATTAGGCTTTATTGTTTTTTGTTTTTATTATAGTTATCACTTCTTCAACTGTTTTACCAGTTTTTTTAGCAATTGTTTCATATATTTTGTTCTCACCTAAAGATGGTGCATTTATAGAACCTTTTTTATATTTAACTTTTAATGATGAAGCACCAGAGTTACAACCACCATTTTGAGCTTCTTTATTGTTATTGGGTTTAGAACATTCTGGTTGGTCAACAAAAGCACCGCCAGCCCATTGTGGGGTTGTTTCAGCTTTGGTTGTAACGTCAGAAAAATCAGTATGATTTTTTTTCATCTTAAATGCTGGTACTGTATATTCACCAGTTGAATCAGAACCACTAGTTGTTTCTTTTAATTCTCTACGAATCATTTCTTCTTCTTCTTCTTCTTCTTCTTCTCTCATTTTTCCAAACAATGGTGCAGTAAAAGCACCAGAAGAAGCAGCAGTTGTTTCATCAATCTCACCAGATTCTTTTCTTCTAGCTAATTCTTTAGCTCTAATATCTTTTATTTTTTGTAAGGTAGCAGCTTTTTCTTCATCTGATTTAACACTAGGCTCACCAGTAAATCCTTTACCTAAATCTTGTTTAATCTTTTCTCTATCAATAGCATGTTTAACAAAACTATCATCACTTTCTTGCATTGGATTTAAAGCGTTGGTTATGTTTTTATCTTTATCATAGATATCAAGTAATTCAGCTCTTAATGTATCATCAATTTTAACCAAATTAGCATCAGATTCCCAACCTTGTACTCCTATACCTTTTGATAATGAGTTTAAATTCTCATCAACATATGTTGATAAAATCTCACCATCCATATCAAATTCACCATAAGTATAATCAGCGAAACCTTCTTCATCTTGGCCATCAGAATCCATAGGTACTTTACCTAAATCTGAAGCAACACTAGCAAAACCTTTTTCATCTTCACTAGTTAAATAAAAATAATTAAAACACCATAAATCATTTCTATGTTTCATTATAGCAACTTCTTTATTGAAAGCTATTGTTTCAAAATCAGATGTTGGTGCTATACTTCTTTTTGTGTATTGTTGATTTGATTGGTTAGCTGGATGTTCTGAGTGTGAATCAAACCAATCACCTTCTTGTAGGTCAACTGTTGTGTCAATACCTTCAGAAATTGATGTTAATTTATCTTCAATTGCTTGTAAGGTTTGGTCTTTATCACCCATCGATTTCGTAATAACATAAGTATTATCTCCAGAGCTCTTAATTAATGGTGGGTTGTTTTTAAGCAATTCTAAGCATATTTTATCAAAAGTTAACCCTTTCTTCTCCCAATATGGTGAAAGTTCGTTAGCTTTACCGTATAGTCTTGCTATAAGTCCTTTCATTTCAGTTTTGATATTACCTTCTGATTCTTCAGATATTGGTTTACCAAAATCTTGTATTGCTGAAGGTGCATCGGAAGTTTTTTGTTTTATGTTAAAATCTTTACCTTCAGCTTCTTCATCAACTGGTTTTAAACTAACAACATCATTTGATACTGGCATTTCTTTTTTAAATGCTTTATCAACTCTAGCTTCACCACCTTTTATATCGGAATCCTCTTGAAGCTTATGCATTGTTTTAAACTTATCGTAAGCATAAACTAAATCTTGACCAAAAGCGTAAGTACCAACATCAACTTTACCATCTGGATATTTAGCCCAAACATATTGATATTTATTACCGTTCATCTCAAAAGGTTCTTCACCAGACATTTCTTTATAGTATTCAACATATAAAGGGTCTTTATCGATAGCTTTATCTTTATCTTCTTTTAATATTTTAGAACCAAAAATCCTATCATATTGTTCTTGAGTGATTTTAAGTGTATTTTTAGTGTTTTTATTTAAACCTAAAAGTTCAGCTTGTCTTTCAGTAATTTTAATCTTTTTCATATTTATTAGCTACTTTTGTTGCTTAAGTTATTCTGCCAAAGGCTTCTTTTATTCCAAAGTGTCTTATATAAACTAGAAATAACATTTCCAGTTATTTCAACAATTTTATCTTCAAGCTCTTTGTCATCTTTAAGTTTATCCTTAACAATTTTTTCAATCTTAGTTTTAAATTCACTAGTATTCATATATACCTTAAGTTCTTTGGATATATCAGACTTTGTTAATTCTTCATTAATTTTTTTATTGTTTTGGGGTACCATATTGTTTTATATATAAATATGTTGTCTAAAACAAAAAAAACCCAATCAAGGGCTTTATTTTATTGTGTTTTATAAATTATACGATACTATACTTTCTTGGTTGTATTTTAATACTAGTAGTTGAAACATTATCGTCACCATATGTAAGTCTAGAGAAACCAATCCCATCAATACTACAATCATCCAATAAAATAGTTTCCAATACATCGTTGTTTGGTCCTAGTGTTTTTATTATAAAGTTAAAACTATGTTTATTAACCAACATCTCATTTAACCTAACGTTTAATTTGACATCATCATTTGTGATTAAATCGTATAAATCAACTACTATTAGTGATATCTTTGGTTTAGAACTAATCTTTAACCCTAGGAATCGTTTCTCATCAAATGTTATTGTAGGTCTAGATATTGATTTTACTTGATTTTGTCTTATCCCTAATTCTTGTGGAAATACTACGATGAATCTAGTGTTACTCTTAACGTCTACATAATCTTTCTTAGGTTCTACATCAACTTTTTTATCAATACCAGTAACAAAGATTGGTTTACCAAGCATTTCTTTTCTAGATTTGTCTGCAATACCATCAATTGTAAAGCCTTTACGTGTGCTCAAAGGATTAGGTTTCCCAGTCAATTCCTCATAATGTGGGTTGGCTTCACCAGTGTATGGGTCGTACATTGGTATCTCTCTAGCTTCTTTTGGAGCATCAGTTAATAACCCTTGTGTAGATGGGATTACCTTTTTGGTTCTTTTTTTATACCTTCTTTTAGGTTTTGGTTGTTCTTGATTTTCCATTATTTATAAATTAAAACGATTATTGGTGCTACAATAGCTGCTGTAAACCCCATTATTTTTAAGACTTTTTGTTTTATTATTTCTTTTTTTTGTTTTTTTATTGTTTCATTAAGTAATGAAATTTCTTTATCTTTGTTTGTTATAATATCATTTAAATTGTTAACAACCTTAATTTGTAGTTCACTTTTTGTTTGCATATCTCTAAGCATAGAAAATTGAAAACCTACAGTTACATCTTTAAGTGAGTCATTTATTTCATAATATCTAACTAGACTGTCTAATTTTTGTTTTTCTAAAACATCAGCTAATATTATCTTCGCATCAGATAATTTAAATTGTATTAACGTATCACCATTAATAACCACCGCAGTTACTCTATTATCTTTTATTGAGATAGTTTGTGAAAGTGTTTGCAACGACATTAGCAGACATGCGATTAACAGTAGGTTTAATTTTATTTTTTTCATTTTTAAGTTTTTGTATTTGTAGTTTCAATTCATCTATTTTATCATTATTAATATTTAATAACGCTTTAGCTTTAATGAATTCAATATTTAATTTTTTAATAGAATCATTTAATTGATTATTTCCACTAATCAATTTTTTATTAGATTCATGTAAACCAGTTATTTCAGTTTGATTATCTATTGGTGGTGTTTTACTATTTAAAATAAAATTTAACACCAATAAAAATCCCAAAACTAATATCATTATGGTTTTTATATCTAATTTCATATTAATTATTATTTGATTTGTATTCGTTAGTAAGTTTTAAGGCCCATTCATCAACCCAATTTTCATAATAACCTCTTAATTTTTGTAACACTAAACTAACTTTGTCATCTAGTTCAATATCTTTCATAGTAGTTTGTATATCACCAGCAGCTAAATCCATTTTAAAATGAATACCAGAATCTTCACTTTGTCTTTGTAAGAATGTACCTTCAATAATAACATTTTGGTCTATTGGGTAAATCTTGAAGTTATTTATTTTAACTCTTGGGTCTACAGTATCTTGTAGTTTTTTCAATTCATCATTAAATACCGCATCTCCAGATACTGGTGATATAGTATCACCTTCAATTTCTTTTGGTTCATTGTTATCTATTGGTTCTGGTAAATCATCACCAGCTTCTAATGGTACCACATTATTAGGTGCCATTTGAGGTTCAGCAATTTCATCAGCTTCAGTGATTAATTTGCTTTTAAAACCATTTCTGATGATTTCCATCATTTCTTTGGTTTTGTCGTGTTCGTTTATATTTTCTTTCATACTTTAGTTTGTTTCTATTTTATTTTTAAACTCTTGAAAATCCCAAGCTGGTGATAAATCAGTAAAGTGTCTTTCTAAATTACTTTTATAAATAACACCTTCATAACCATTGAAATTTTCAACCTTTGTATTATGTATTATAGATGTCATTGGTATATCGAATTCATTACATAATAACTTAACTAAATCTTTAGCTGACTCCATTTGTTCTTCAGTATATGGTGTCCAATAATTATAACCTCTCCATTTTTTTTCAATTATTTTAATTGGTTCTTTATAAATATGACCAACCCATGTAATATATTGGTTTTTTATTTTATCTTTCAACAACCAACCATCATTGTCTAATAATATCACAATACTTTTATCCTCTAATTCTTTATCACCAAAATATTTGGATTGAAATTTTGGTTCAAAGTGTTTATAAATAGAACCAGCCGCATCAATTGTAAATGCAGCTGTTTTTTGGTATTTACCATTATATCTATGTAACCAACCATTATAATGTTTCATCTCATTATTATTGGTGTGACCTATAACTATTTGTTTTTTAGTATTTTCAATTTGCAAATAATTACTAGATGGTAATTTATATTTAATCTCATCAATTATCATTGTTTACGTCTGAAAAAAAACTTGTTGTTATCACCATCCTTGATGTGTTTGTTTGAACCTATCCTTTCAATTGTGTTTGTACCTTTTGATGGAGGAACTGGAACTGAATAACCTCTATTCTCTTTAACCTCTTTAATATCTTCAACTTGTATTTTCCCATTAGGTATTACTGGTTCTTTTTTATAAATTGGAACCTCTATTTCTTTTTCACTAACAAATGTTGTTATTTCTGGTTCTTCAATAACTTCTTCAATAACTTCTACACCCTCATTTACAGCATCATTTGGAGTATCACTTACGGCATCATTAATAGCTAACCAAGATGATGGCACTTGTGGTTCTATGGTTTCTTCATTTTCAACATCATGTCTCATGTAAACATTTGGTGTTGCTGGGTCTGGAATCCCATCCCAAACTTTCATTTCTGTTTGTGTTAGTTTAGGTTCTAGTGGTGTTTGTTTACCTTCTAGTTGAAAGATTCTATTGGTTGCTAATATCAATGCTATTGCCAATGGGTCAAAAACAAATATAAGTAGTAAAATCATATAGTTAACAACATTATCCATTGGTATACCAGTTAACCCAGAAATATATTTTAATGGTCCAACTTCACCAGCTACATCACTACCAGCTTTTAATTCTAATGCTTGTACATTATATTTACTAACTGAGTCAGATAATGAGATATTTTTAGTATTTAATTCATCAATCTCAAGTGATAATTTTTGAATCTCTTTATTTGAACCTTCGATATCTCTCCTTACCTTATCTTTACTGTAGTTACCTTGGGTGTTATCAATTCTATTTTCTTGGTTTGTTCTTAACCCAGATAATTGATTTATTCGTTTAGTTTTAGTTTCAATTATTGATTTATTTTCAGTTATTGATTTATCAAATATTTCTTTTTTAGCTATTAAAACATCAACCTCACCTTCATGAATCTCTAATTTATTCGCAGTCTTTTGATATGCGTTTGATAAGAAGCCATAAATACCAGCAGATGTTATAATCATAAGTACACCAACACTTATAGTTAAATAAATTTTAAGTGTTGTTGCTAATTTATCCCAATACGTGTGTAATGCTGTTGTTGTAACTATTTTACCTAATTCTAAAACACTGGCCATTATAATAACAGCTGTACTAGCACCAGCAAATAACTGACTAAGACCCCATATAGAAAAATATGCAGCACAACCAGCAACGGCTAATGCTAACACCAACATTACATAACTAAACCTAATTTTCATTGTATATATTTTAATTATAAATACTAATCATTAATTAAAGTGAACAAATCATGTGCATTATGTCTTAATTTTCTAAGTGCCTTTTCTTTGATTTGTCTAATTCTTTCTTTTGTTAAACTATATTTTTCACCTATAGCTTCAAGTGTCATTGCTTCACATTGTGTATTAACACCAAAATAAGATTCAATAATTTCTCTTTCTCTATCATCTAAAACACTAAGAGTTTTATTTATTTGGTCTTTAACTCTTTTATCGATTATTAATTCTTCTTCTTCAACTTCACTAGCTATTAATTGAATCAATTCATCACCTTCTTCATTGATACTCTCATTCAAAGATGCACATTTAGGGAAGTATAACATACTTGAAGTGTCTTTGTCTTTATCTTTGATTTCACCAAATACTGGTTCTCTTTCATTTTCATATTCAAATTTAGCAATTTCTTTATTTAAATATGATATTTTGTTAATTACATTTGCTGGTAATCTAACCATTCTAGCATTATCGTTAAGACCTTGTATGATTGATTGCCTAACCCACCAAACAGCGTAAGAGATAAATCTAAAACCACGTTTATGGTCAAATCTAGAAGCAGCTTTTATTAAACCATAATTACCCTCATTAATCAAATCGGATAATGGTAATCCTTGTCCTTGATATTCTTTAGCAACAGAAATTACAAATTTTAAATTAGCTTGAACCAATTCATGCATTGCTTTATCATCACCATTTTTTATTTTCTTAGCTAATTCAACTTCTTGTATAGGTGTTAATATTGTTGATTTTCTAACATCTTTAAAATATTTACCTATGCTATCATCATTGTCAAAATTTACGTATTTTTTACTCATTAAAATTCATAATTTCTTATCTTTTCGTTATTTTTGTATTATACAAATATACGCATAAAAACCTTAAAAGTCAAGGGTTTTAGCATATTAAATCCATAAAAAACTTAAAATTTCTTTTTCATATTCACTCATATTTTCAACACCATTATCTATTATTTTATCTTGTAAGTCGTTCTTCTCTTTATGAGTCATTTTACTTATATCGTCTTTGGTTAGTCTATCAGTTTTTAAAGATTGTCTTAATGGTCTAATATGACTTTTAATATCTTTTGTACTTGATGACATCTCAACATCTTTTAAGAATTCAACAGCTCTTTCATCTAAATCACTTTCAGCCATTTCTTTTAAAAAACCAAATAACCCATCATTAACTTCTTTTTTATTGATATTAAAACCAGAATTTTCCTCATTTAAATCAAATAATAAAAAGTTCCTTTGGTTCAACTTAAAAAAATCACTTAACTCTTTAGGTGTTAATGCTGATGTGAATGTAGCTAGTAAAATACCTCTAGCATCTAATAAATTAATTTTAGAATCCGAAACTTTTTCGATTTCTAATTTAATACTACCATGGGTGTTAGCACCCATTATAACTATACAATAATTTCTAAATTTCATAATAACTTTATTTTTAACAAAGATACTAATAATTATCTAACAAATCAACTATTTTAAATTTAAGCTTGATATATTATCATTACCTTTAACAACTGTAACAACGTTATCTGCCCAATCCTTAACCAAGTCATTGTGCGTAATTAAGAATACAATATCATACATATCTTTTATTTTATCAAACAATGGTTTAAGTTTTTCAATGTTTTCTGGTGCTACTTTACCTAACACTTCATCAAATGTGATGAAATTAGGCATTGGTAATGTGGATATTTTACCTAGTACACCTCTCAATGCTAAACTAGATGCCGTTTTTTCAAACCCACTACCAGATTTCAATAATTTAGATACTCCATCTTTGATTATTAAAAACTCAACGTCATTCTTATCATTCATAAATATCTCGATTTCGAAATCACACACATCTTCTAATAATCTTTGAACCTCAGAGTTAATAATTGGTAATACTGAACGTAATACTAATTTACTAATACCTTTTTTACCCACCAAATCAATATAGACCTTAAATACTTTTTCTACCTCTTCTTCTTTTTTAATTGTTTCAATCAATTTATTTTTAATCTCAATTGAAGATTTATTTAAATTAATATCATTACCAACTCTTTCAATATTGGTTATTGTATCATCTTTGGTTCTATTAGAAACAACTAATTTAGTTTTAACATTCTCAACTTCACTATCAACTCTTTTGTTTAGTTCAATAGCTTCTTTGTTAAGTTTATACTTCTTAAGTTCATTCATCTTAGATGAAACATCGTTTCTTAAAGCACCAATTTCAACATCAATTCTATCTCTACTTAATTCTAATTTATTTTTATTATCGATTACTTCTTTGATAGTGTTTAAAGATTCTAATTCTTCATTGATACTTTTGATTAATAAACCTAATTTGGTTACATCACTTTTGATTAATTCGATTTGTTTTTTATGACCATCTATGTGTTCAGAGTTATCAACATCATCTAATTTTCTGTTACATGATTGACAAATACCACCAGCAACCAAATCATCAACAACTATTTCCAATCGACTAACCTCGGCACTCTTAACGGCCTTATCAGATGTTTGTGTTGTTAAATCTTTTGTTAATTCGTGGTGACGGTCCTCATCAAAACTAACTTCACCAATCTCTTTAATTTCATCAACAACTTTGTTAAAGTTAGCTAATAATATTTTACCATTTTCGGTTATTGTTTTAATATCACCTTCTAATTTAGATGGATTAAGCTCAGAAATAGTAACATCTATTTTTTCTTTACTATTTAACAATCTATCATTCTCATTACTTAAATCAGTAATTTCTTTTTTGGTTGATTCAAGACGTTCATTTAATGTTTTTTCTAATTCAACTGCTAAAACACCTTTTTCTTTGTGGTCATCAATTTCTTGATTTAATGTAATCACATCAAAATCATTAGATTTTTTCTTTTTAGCAAATTCATTATACATAGTTCTAACAGCAGCTTCTTTCATTTCTAAAACTTCCAGACCAATAAGTCTAGTAAGTATCTTTCCAGATTCTGTTGTTGTTAAACCAATCAAATCATCTAAATTATTTTCAGTTGCCAATACAAGCATCTCAAAATCTTTTTCAGTACCAATAGTTTCTTTTAATTTTTTAGTAGTTGCTTTAGCATCTTCCTCATTTAATTCCTTTTCAGTACCATCTGGTAATAACTCATAGTAATTAACTTTATTCGTAACTGTCCATTCACCAGTTTTCTTTTGTGAACGTCTCATTTTACGCTCTATAATGACTTCATCACCTTCTAAATCAATCATACCACGCACAACTAATTCATTTTTATCACTATATGTATTAAAAATTTGCTCATTCTTATCTGTTTTGGTTGTTGTACCATGACACAAGAATTTAATACCATCAATTGTGAATGTAGTTTTCCCACCTTGATTAGCTGGAACTGAATTAACAACTGTTAAACCTTTTAATTTAGAAAATGGAACATAATTATCCTCACCAAAACATAAGAAATTATTAACCATAAGCCATTTCATTGACCATGTTTTATGTTGTGAAGAATTTAAATCCACATTTAGCTCACCATTAACTTTGTTATCCAAAGCTATTATTCTATCAAAATCGATAACTTTACCATCTCTTTCAATAATCTCTTTCATAAGAGCTCTTTGGTAATTAACATCCATGATATTTTCAATACCAGCACCACTAATTTCAATTAATTCACCCTTTTCATTCTTCTTAACTGGTCTATAGACAACATTAATATTGTTCCTATTCACACCGTATTTAGAAGCAAAATAGTTTCTAATTTTAATCTTATTATCTTTACTGTAATTATGTGGTAAATCATCCCAATACACTTTAATTTTAGAGTGTGTTGATATCATTGTTTTATCTAGTGTTTCAATATTATTCTCCATAAAAATCTCTTTTATTTTTGTTTCGTTCTAATTCTAACTTTTGTAACGTACTATTCCATTCTTTTTGAAAATGTTCAGAATCTTTCTTATAAGAATCACGTTCCCCTTCAAGTTTTGTTACCTTTTCAGATAGTTCTTTTGTTTGTGAATCGTCAGTTATATAAACTTCTTTTTCAACTGTAATTTCTTTTATAACTTCCACAATCTTTTCAACTGGTACTTCTACAATCTTCTCAATTATTTTATCTTTTGGTTGAGCTATTGGTGATGAACCAAATTTTTCAGCAGTAAAGCCTTGTTTGATTAATTTTATTATAAATTCATCAATATTTGAGATATCATTGACTCTACAATAATCCCAAATCTCATCTTTAAGGTTCTTCGGTATCTCCATCTAGTCCTAATATTAAATCTTTAACATCTTTATCTGTTTGGTGAAGAAATTGAATTTCTCCGTTGTTGGTATCCACATATACCGTCAAAACTTTGTTATTTGTCATAACATAAGTATTTCCATCTCTAGCTAATCCGAACTCACCATTTACAATGATAAAGTCATCCATATCAGCTGGAATGCTATTAATGTACGTTTTTAATTCTGTTAACTTCATTTATCTTCATTTTTAATTTTTTAACATTTTCATACTGACTAAGTAATTTTTCTAATCGATTTGGTTTTAATGTTTTATATGTAGAATCTAAAAATTCAATAGCTGAGTTTTGGTTGAAGTTATCTAAAAGTTCCTTAGCAATATCATTTATGATTTCTAAACCATTATCTATCTCTAATGAATAGTCTATACTTTCAACACTTTCCTCTATTAAGTATGGTGTGAATAAGTTAATTAATTCTTCTAATTCAAACTCTGGTATTCTAAACCATTCGGTTCTACTTGTTTTACCAGAGTTTTCATTAACAGCTAATATCCTATGTCTACTATACCTATTATGTAATTCAATTTCTGGTATTTCTGAAATACCAATTAAAATAAGTGTCGGGTTATTGGCTCTTATTTGTTTGTATCTTCTATCTATATTATCCGTTTTTCCAATCTTGTATAAACCATTGGCTTCCATTAAATAAGTAATAATCATAAATTAGTAATTTTCTCAGAACCACTTTCAATATCTTCAAGTGATTTTATTCTAAATTGATAATAAGGAAATCTATTATCAACATCATGTTCTGTAAATGTTTTTGATTCAATATCCCAAAACAAAAAACCATGCTTAGTAACGTTTTCACCAAAATCTTGTTGAATAAGACTTGATGGGTAAGCAATTGGAATACCTTTATGGATAAATGATTGTCTTTTATGTATATCACCTAACATAACAATATCACACCCTTCAAATATATCTAAACCAGCACCATGGTCAAAATCATAACCAATATCTGTTTTAGCATTCATTATTGGTGCATGGAACAACCCAATGTATGTTTTATCATCACCAAATTCAATTCTAGCACTTTCAATATCTGGTTTACTATTATCTTCAAATATTGAATATACACACCAAACAATATTGTCATCCAAATAACATTTAGACTCTTTGAAATAATTTATATTTGCATCTGGTAAGAATTGTACCATTGGTGTGATACTATCCATACGGTCTTTATTATTCTCTAATAAATCATGGTTACCAGCGATAACTATAACTGGTGCTATCTCTTCCAATTTTCTTAGAAACCATGTCCCTAACATAAGTTGTTCATTTGATATAACAATCTTTTGATGAACCAAGTCACCAGCAACAAGTATTCTAACTTCATCCTTTTCATATCCTTCAACCAACTCGATAATGTCTTTATATAGGTTTCTAAAAACCTCTTTATACTCATTATGTAGTCTCATTGTTCTGATATGAATATCAGCCATGTGTATAATTTTCTTTACCATTTATAATTATTTTTTATATCCGTTTAATCTTTTTATTTGTCCATTAAGTTTTTCAACTTCTTTATTAATATATTCATTTAAAGAAAAAATAGCATCTTCTATATAAATAAAAATTCCAAAACCAACAGATTTATTTCCATCATTAATAATTTCTGGTTTTTTCTCCCATTGTTTACCGAAACTTAATCGAATACCATTCCATTCACTTTTTATTTCACGGTATTCACAACTACCCATACTTAATTCAAGACCTTCAATCATTAACTCTACTATAGTAAAATTTTTATCATCAACGTAATAAATTGTATCACCTAATTTTAAGTCTTTACCAGTTTTGAACATATTAAGCGTTTTTCATTATGTTATAGTGGTGCATTTCAATAAGTTTTTTAGCTTCGTGTTTTAAATACATTATTTGAATCTTTTCGAATGACATTTTCTCTTTATCCCAATAACCAACACATATTTGACGACATTTACGATTTGGGTGCTCTAATTCGTACATATAAGCGTACACAGATAACTGTAATGTATAAATTGACCATTGACATGCTTGTAAGTGGTCAAATGGTTTAAAAAGTGTCTGATAACCAAATTCATTGAAGAAGTTAAATACTCTATTTGTTTTCCAATCCCATACATCAAAGAAAATTGGGTCTATATCTATTATTAAATCCGACATACCAGCTAACTCATATTCTTCAGAAAAAAGGATTCTTTCTGGCCACATAGCAATACCTTCATTAATCTTCAATGCTTCATAACCTTCAATAACTTTTTGTTCAAATAACCCATCTTCTGACTCATCTGGAAAATACCATTTATTAGCTAATAAATAACGCTCAACTATATCATGGACTTTTGACCCATATATATTAGCATCATCATTTAATTTTTGCCAAAAATCAAGTATTTCTTGTTGTGACAAACCAACGTAACGTTCTTGTTTTGCGTTATCTAATTGATTAAATATTGCCAATGAAACAGATTCAGAATCAAAATGAGGTTCAATGGATGAAAGTGTCGTAGTTACCGACTTATATGTTTTACCAGTTTCCCTATGATGATATTTATGTTCTATTGGTTCAAGGTAAACTGGACCAACCCATAATTTCGCTTTACTCATTATTTTTTTTTTTTATTACAAATATACCATTTTTTTAACTTACATGCAAGTATTTATCTATAAAATATTATATGGTAAATAGTAATATGAAAAATTTTATAAAACAAAAATTAAACGAAGCGTTATTGAAAGAGAAATTAATGCTTAAAGATTGGGATTTATATATTCAATTGGTAGCTAAGGCTTATGCTGAAGCACCAGACTTCGATGCTAGTGTTGTAAACGCTTGGAATGCTCTTAATCAATCTAATTATACATTATTTAATAGAATCTTATCAAAGGTTAATTTAATCTTCATAACTTCAGATAAGAATAAAGTTGGTTCTATTGAAATAAATGGTAAACTTTATAAAGTTAAATTAGCAGAACTTGGTGATGAGTATAATACTCAAAGTGAGATGAAAAATTCATTCAATGAAACTGGTATACTTAAAATTAGTATGGATTATTCTGAACACCCTATATTAAGTGTTAAAGATAATATTGTATTTAGAAGTGTTCATGATTACATTGCTCATATATTAGGTAATCATGATTTTGGTGCTAAGGGTGAAATAGCTTGTTATAATTTACACGCTAAAATGGCACCTAATGCAGCAATACCAGCGTTGTTTACTGAAGTGGTTGGACAAGCATCAACAACAATAGTAACTAATTCTTACCCTAAACAAAAAATAGCTATATTAAAAGGTTTTGATTACACAAGGGTAGGTCTAATTGATGATGATAATTATGTGATTGTTGATAAGGTTTTAGTTCCTAAATCACAAGCTGAAAATCCAATTATAAGTAAACCAATCGATAGAACTGAACCAAGTGTTGTTCCACAAAAACAAGAATTTGAAGAACCTTCATTAACTGAGTATTATGATGATTTTGATTATGATGATATGGATTTTTTTGAACCAAAGAAAGCTAAGAAATCCGATAAGGTTACTTTTATGGCTAAATTACCAGATGTGATTAGATTATACAGAATACTTGTTGCTGATTCAATAGAAGATATCGATACAACATTCTTAGGTTATCATTATTCAATGGATAAAAATAATCTATTAAGAACACACAGCTTTTTAAAAGGTAAAAAATACTTCTTGGCGACTGTAGATGCTAAAAAATCTTTGGTGGATATAAAAACTACTATGGATAATAATGCATTATATCCTAATGAAAAAGAAATAACCCTTAAAAATAAAGGTAGAGGTGTTGATGTTATATCTATTGAACCGTTGAATTAACTATATTCATTATAATTTAATTTTCTGGATGTTCTAAGTAAAGCAACTACACCCTTAGACCCATATTGTTCAAACAATTTAGATGGGTCATAACCTTCTGGTGACTTTTAAGTAAATTATATGTATTTATATTAAAACATATAAATGCCTTATAAGAACCCAGAAGATAAAAAAGCACATAACAAAAAACGTTATGAAAATAATAAAGAAAAATTAATTTTACAAAATAAAGAAAATAAAAATAAAAAAATTAATAATAAAAAATATCGAGATAAAAATAAAGAAAAAATTAATGAAAACCAAAAAATATACGCATTAAATAATAAAGAGAAAATTAATACATATAAAAGAGAATACGAAAAAAATAGAATGGAGATTGACCCATTATTTAAAATGATTAAAAACATTAGAAACTTAATTGGTGTTTCAATAAAAAGACAAGGGTTCGATAAAAACTCAAAAACTATTACCATACTTGGTTGCTCATTTAATGAATTCAAGTCATATCTAGAATCAAAGTTTGAAACATGGATGGATTGGGGTAATAAAGGTAAATATAATGGTGAATTAAACCATGGTTGGGATATAGACCATATTATACCAATATCTTCAGCTATAACTGAAGAAGATGTGATTAGATTGAATCACTATACGAATCTTCAACCATTGTGTAGTAAAATAAATAGAGATATTAAAAAGGATAACTTAATTTAACTCATCATATTTTAACTTTCTTGTTGTTCTAAGCAATTTAATAACACCTTTTGACCCATATACTTGATTTATTAAACTAACATCATACCCTTCTGGTGGGATACATATTCTAATTCTATCGTATAAATCACCAAAATTTAATTGTTTGTATAAGTGTATCGCATCTTTTAGTGCATCATCATCTAATAACACCACAATATTAGATGATGATTTATCATAAATCATTTCTAACAAGATTGGTGATATGTATTTACCTAACATTGGTATTGAATTCGGTACTACTATATGGTCAGTAACACCTTCAACAAGATATATTGTAGCATCCCAATTAATTTTAGACTCATTGAAAATTATTTCTTGTTTTTCAACATCTGGATTTAAATATTTTAATTTGGTTTTCTCTTTTGCAAACCATCTAGCGATAAAATAATTTAATTTACCTTCACTATCATAAGATGGGATAATAATTCTATTAAAATGTTTACCCTTGATAGTATAACCTATATCAAATTCTTTGATTATATCATCTGTAATACCACGTTCTCTTAGATATGTCATGGCCATATCATACTTAAAATTTTTGGATGTGGATTCGGATAACTTTTTATAACTTTCTGGTAATTCAACAATAACTTCTTTACGTTCTTTACCAACCATGGTGTCAGCATCTGGTTTTAATAGTAAGTAATCACGTAAATTTTTTTGTGAACCGTATTTTTTGATTAGTTTGGTAACTGGCCCTTGCATGTTGTTTACCTCACCACAAGACCAACAGTGAAAAACACTTCTATTATAGTTTATTTCTAAGTTACCTTTACCATCACCTTCGAACATATTTTTCTCATACGAACACGCTGGACAATCAAAAGAGATTTGTCCAGTATCTTCATTGTGTTTTCTGTTTTCACCTAGAAAACCTTCGAGTATATCTACTAATAATACTGACATACCGCAAAATTACTAATTTATTATTGATTTTACAACTTTTTATTAGAATTTTTTTAAAATAAAAGATTTAACCAATAAATTTATGGTTGTACGTTTGTCTGAATAATACTTTGAATTATTGGTTGCAATGTATTTCTTTCTAACCATATCAAAAATATCTAGTATTGTTTGATTCCTTAATTCTAATGTGTAATTTAACTCAAAATATGTAATGTGAAAATCAACAACTGATTTGACAATAATCAAATCTTCATCAATTGTATTATCAATTAATTTATTTGTTTCACTTTCCATAACTCATTTTTTTGCATATATCCAATACCAGCTACATACGCATCAGAAGTATCAAATGTTTCTTTTTTGAGTTTGTTTTTCTTATCGTAAAACCAAGCTACTTGTGGTTCTAATTCAGCAACCTTTTCCCATAACACATATTTCTTATCAACATCAAAAGAATAATCACCAAATAATACTGGTGTATTTTTAGCAATGACTTTTTCAGTTAATGGTGTACCATCTTTTTTAAATTTTCTAATTGCCATTAATTCTGGGAATGCATATTTACGTGCATCATATGATGAAATAAAATCTGGAACAACACCAACTGTATCGTAAACAGATTTTGATATCATACCATTAAAACGTAAAAGAGTTGCAATAGTATACACATTATTTGATTGTAATAATGGTTCTTCAATAACAACTTTAGTAATACCAAAGTCACTATAATTAGCTAAAAATTCTTGTTCAAATATTTCAACCTTACGGAACAATTCTTCCATCTTACTTTGTGGTTGTGGTTTAACTTTTGGTGATACATGGTGTAATAATTTTAATTCACCATGGTCACCCATATCTTGGAATAACGCAATACCTATGCAACTTGTTGACACATCCAATGCTAATAAAAATTCTGGTTCTTTTGACATATAATTCTTTGTTTTATACCAATGTATAAAACCTTACGAAAAAATAAAGTCTTAAAGCGTGATTTTTATCGATAATGCTAAAAATTCGTTTATATTTTTGTTTATTTGTCTATCAGTCTTAGCCATAGCTATTAAATTACCAAAAGAATCATATAACCCAACTTCACTAAATCTAGGGATATCACTACCAGTAAACGTAACGTTTGTAGATGCCCCAAATTCACCTCTAGCCGCAATACAATTAATGCTTTGATACACTGAAGTGGATACGCTATTAAAAGTGACTGTAGACGCTGTTGTTGCCCCCGTTAATACACCACCAATATTATTAACTATTGTTGGGTCTGTGATAACCAAGAATCCTTTATCTAAATAAGCGATACCAACTATAGTATCAGCTGTTTTAGCAATATTACTATTGGTTGTTAAATTATATAGTTGTTTACCATTACTACTGAAAGGTTTATCAGTGTTGTAACCAGTACCCCAACTTAAAGATGCATCACCACCATTTGGTTTCATGATTGAATCCGAAAATAACAAGGCTATATTATCACCTAAAAATTGTGTTGTTAAAGATGTGTCTCTAAGATTAGCATCTTCAATATTTAATGAACTACCTTTGTTTTCATAAGTACTATAAATATTATACGTACCAGCTGAGGTAGGTAAACTTAAATTAATAGTTTTTCCATCAATTAATTCACCATATGATACATTATTTATTCCCATAACTAGTATGTTTGATTGTGCAATACCAGAAAGTGCTGTATCTGAAAAACCACCATTACTAAATGTAACACCAGTATAATTTATATCTTCAGTTGAACCTAATGATAAACCGAATGAATAAAATAAATTAACCAATGGGTCTGTTGCATTGTTATTCCTATCGATTAAATTTTGTGTCAATGAAGTTCCAGAAACAGTTGTTACACCATTATATAAAACATCACTAATTATTTGTGTAGATTGAGTTTCAACTGGTTTTGTTAATGAACCAGTAGTATTAACAACCAATACACTTCTAAAATTAGTATTTGGGTTAGTTCCATTACCTAATGTTGAATTAGGTCCTATTTCACCACCTAAAGATGGGACTTGACCACTACCCAATGAGTTAACAGCATTGTAGTTAGCATCTGAATCACCAAGACTAAAACTAGTAATTAATGTATTATTTGTTGAGACAAGTAATTGTCTACCTATTGGTGTTAACTTTGCTGTTAACGATATAGTTGTTGCTGTGTTATTAAATCCCATGATTAAAAATCCATACTAAGTTCAATTGTTATTGTGTTTGATGCAAGAGTGATTGGTGTACTTACTTTACCAACACATACTAGATTTTTATCAGTATCATAAATACCAACTTCACTAATCTTAATATTAGGTGGGTTAGTTGACATATCTTTACTTCTAGTTGGATTTGTAGTAGAGTTAAATGTTGATGAATTTACATTTACATTAAAAATTGTTTTATATATTGTAGCACCAATGTATGTATTTAAGTTTCCATAAAATAATCTTTCATCACCAAATTGTAATGCATCTGGTGTCATATTAGCAGCTAAATTTAATAAACTGATAAGGTCAAAAGTAGTTGATGTCGCACCATTTATCATGTCTAAAACAAAACCAGTTGTTGATGGTACTTGACCTTCAAGTAATTTAGGGTCAATAGTTTCACCAGAAACACCAGTAATAGCTGTTGAGGTTAAATCAACTTGTTTCCATGAACCAGCATCTGGTCTAGTTGTTGAGTCTGGAATTATTTGGTATAATAATTTAAATTTCTTAGCGTAAAAACCGTAACCATCATATGTAGCCGATTCATATTTACGCATAAATGGTAATAAATCAGTTGAATTGATTTTAAATGCTACATCCTTAGCAGTATTTGATTCGTTTGTTAATTTTACATATTTCTGACAAGGCATACTAGAAGTTAAACCAGTTCCTATTTCATTTTCAAGGCTATAAGTTAAATAGATTGTACTGTTTATAGGTAAAATACCAGTAGAAGTACCACCAGAAGGTGAAGAAATCGTTGCAGATAATTCTGGAAGTGTCCAATTTCTATTTGATTTGTAAGATGTAGCAGCCACTATCTCATCATCGTGTAAAACAATAGTTTTTAATTGTGGATATACTCTACCAACAACCATTGGTGTTGCTGAATTTGAAAGATATGAAGAATCCTCATATAAATCCATGTATTCAATATCACTAGTACCAATATATTGTGTCAGACCACTCGCTGTAAATTTCATACCCATTGTAGTACCACTTTCAGTTGCGTAAGCACTTCTATGATACATAAGGTCTGGCATAACAATACTAACCGTTTTACCATTTTGTGTATCTACATAGAAAAATTCACCATATAGGTTAGAAATAGTGTTATTAGTATAATGAATGATTGACACTGATTTACTAATATCATCTGGATAACTAATCCCAGGTCCATTACAACTAAAAGATAATGTGGTAGCAGTGCTTTGACATAAATATTCTAAGTATGGGTTTTTCTCACCCAAATAAGTATAAGAACCAAATTTAGTGTAATTTTCATACAATTTAGTTTTTGTTAAACCAGTTACACCAGCTAAATCTTCACACCAAACATTATTCATATTCCAAACTGGTACATCATGACATGTAATGTTTGAAGCTGAATCGAATGAAAGTGTTCCAGAATCCCAATATGCAGTTGTGTTTCCAGTAGCTATCGTATCATATACTTCACCACCTCTATAAACAAATACTTGTGAATTACCAGTGAAACTAGAATAATTAGGTAAATTTCTATCGATAGTAATGTTATACATATCAATAATATCTTGTATTTTAAACCATAGATTTGGTAACGGTCTAGTATTCTCATCTGGTATTATAGTTCCAGAATAATCATTAGCTACCTTAATCAAAACTATATCACCAATTGTAAATGCCGATGTTGGTCCAATATTTAAATTTGTTGTTCCATCTAATATTAAATTACTTATTAAATTAGTGAAAGCAACATAAGTTTCAGTAGATTTTGTTGTATAATTACCACCAGAATAAGTAAAAAAACCTCTTTCTTCAGCTTGATTATTTACAACAGCTTTTATAACATTTAAGTTAGTGTTAGTTAAATCTTGATAAGGTGTTGCTGCATTACTTGGAGTAATATACGATTTAAAATTTGGTTGTCTATCTAATGGTCTTAGTATTTTACTAGTTTCACTAAGTGTAGTATCACCAACATTAATTGCTGCATCTACGATAGCTTCTCTATTATAATTAAGTTCAGAATCACCGATAGCCCAATATGTAAAATTAAGTTTTCCTTGTGCTAACATTTCACGCCCAGTCTGAGTTAATTTAATACTAACAAATGGATTTGTATTTTTTATTATATATGACATAAGTTTTCTTTTAATTTATTTTTTATTTTTTCTTTATATGAAATTCTAATTAATTTTATCTTATTTTCAAGACAAAACTTATTTTTTATATTATCTTTTTTTTCTTGGTCAATTAAACCATTAACACCACCCCATCTATCAATTATTTCAAAATGTTGTCTACCATCATATTCAATACATATATCCAACTCTGGGAGGTAAAAATCAAATGGTAATGGGTATTTATCCCTACAACCACTAAAAACATATTGTTGTATGTGTTTAATTTTATAATCTTCTAAAATAACCCTTATCTCACGCTCACCTTTTGATTCTTTACATAATAAACAACCATGACCTTTAATATGTTTATCTGAAGATTGTTCAAATTCACCATGGATAGGACAAATTATTTTTATCTTTTTAAACGAACCTTTATAATTCACTAATGAATAATCATATTTATTACCGTGTTTTTCTTTAACTTTATTAATATATTCTTCACTGTTTAATTGTCTACCAGAACACTTTAAACAACCATGACCCTTTAAATGACTATTTGGTTCTTGTTCAAACGTGCCATGAACTGAGCATATTATTTTAACTTTTGTTTTATTATTTTTGTAGTCAACTAAAGAATAATCGTATTTGTTGTTATGTAAATTAACTGATTCTTTTATAAAAGATTCGGTTGTTTTATTAACACCAGAACACTTTAAACAACCATAACCCCTTAAATGACTATTTGGTTCTTGTTCAAATATATCGTGAGTTGGACATGTTATTTTTATTTTTGTTTTATTATTTTTGTAGTCAACTAAAGAATAATCGTATTTGTTGTTATGAATTAATTTTGCTTTTTCAATAAACGTTTCATTTGTTAATTTTTTACTCATATTTTTATTTACTAATAAATATACACGAAACCAGAAAAGTGCTAATTGTTCACGACCTTTCTCCGTTAATTTAATACTAACGAATGGATTTGTATTTTTTATAATGTAACTCATATGTTATAAATATGTTTTTATCTTATTTTAGTTATAAATATTCAATAGTAAATAATATTAGTACGAATTTATTGAATTCGTTTGTATTATAATTGGTATTATTTCACTATATGTAGTATCATTGATTATATCACCACATATAGTTTTATAATTTTTACTATTCTTGACTCTATAGTATAGTGTAGTTCCAACAGTACCCGTTGCTGTAAATGTATCGTTATAAGCTGGATGACCAACAATATAAGGTGTGTTACCACTATAATATAAATTACTAAATGTTTTACCACTACTTACTTCCAATGAGAAAAACCCATTATTTAATTCTGGTGCTGTTTTTAATGTCCATGACACTAATGGTCTGTTTGTGTAAATACCATTTACAACGTTTGTTTTAGCGTAATATGCTAATGTAATTATATCATCCAATAATAAATCCCCTTCTAGTATAATTCTATTTGGATTTGTTGTTGATTGATAATAATCAATACCATTCGCTAATGTAGCACCATTTATCATAACAATCATCGTGTTAGTTTCTGTAGGTGTTACATTCGTATAAATTTCGTACTTATCAGTTTCAGAATTATAATATGCTCTATTGGTACCTTCACCATTTGTTGAACCACTAACAATTGGGACCGATATGAATATCGTATCACCTTGTAAGTTATTAGCAACACCATCAGTACCAGAAATAATCGTTATTATGTCATCTGAGACTGTTTCACCAGAAAGTGTTATGATATCACCATTAACTACATAATCGTAGTTTTTAGCCAATATTAGACCGTTAAGAGTTATTAACACATTGCCAACAATTGTTGTAGGTATTACAATATTTGTTATTTTAGCTTCTGGGAATATTATTAATTGATTTATCCCTTTAGCTGGGATAACATTATCCGTTGTTGTTTGGAATATTGGAACTTCAGCTGCTTTTATAGCTCTAAAGAAAAAGTCATCATTTCCATCATATAACCCATATTCAGAACCACTTCTATATAGTAATGTATCCACAGTTTTACCTAATTTATTCATATATTCACTAGAAACATTGAATTCAAAATATCCTTTAACTAAGTATTCACCATCCAAAGATAAACCACTTAATGGTATTATTTGAGTTGTCGCACTTGTTGCACTAAAACCAGAATATTGTAATACTTCAGATTTATACATAGGTGGAATGTAGAACATTTCAGCATCCGTATTATATTTATATATTTCATATTTGAATGTAGCTGAATTTGCTGTGAATGAATTGGTATTGGCTGTAAATTGGAAAGTTAATGGTATTGTTGTTGCTGTAGTTATAACATATGTTGTACCAGTATTTCTGCTGCAATCGATTTTTGAAGCACCACTTAAATTAAACATTGGGTTTTCGAAAACAGAAATATCTGAACTCATATTAACATTCAATATATCCCTATTTCTAACAGCACCGTTATCATTTTGTATGTATATTCTCTCTTGGTATCTCATTAGTAGCTTATTTCTAGTGTTACCATTGGTAAATTATAATTATATTTATTTTTCAATCCAAAAGTAATTGGAATGGTTAACGCTTCAGTATATTCTGCTCTAGTTAAATTTTGTAAAATTGCTATAAAACCATTCATAGATATATAGTCTTCTAATTGTACTTCACCAGTAATAGATTTAACCAACACAACCTCACCAACTGGAGTTGTATGTATTTCACCTTGTATATTTCTTATTAATTGTGGCATATCTATAAATATGTTTTTTTAACTATTATTATTGGTTATTTTGAATTATCTCAATTGTACCCAAGTATTCTGAACCATTATCTATTTTTTTAATATAAACACCAGTACATTTTTGTGTGTTAACATTACCTAATACTTTTAAATCAACACCAACATTGGTGTCTATTCCGATATATTCAACATCATTTTTTGGTTTAATACATGTATATAAATTACTTTTTTTATAAGCAAATTTTTGTTGGTCAAATATTGTATTCCCATAAATCTTAACACTACCCCATATCGTAGTTGCTGGTACAACTTGTTCAACAATATCAACCCAATATGAATCAATTAAATGTGAAAACTCATCCATATTAACATAATCAAAAGCTGAACTAGTTGTTGGACAATATTCTGAACTATTAGTATATCTATCGTATAATGCTCTAAGTGTTGGATAACCAGATAAAACCTTTCTAGATTTAGCATCTATTAATTCAGAAGTTAAATAATATTCGAAATCTTCAATTGTTGTAACTGCTGATAATGGTTGTGTCATTAATAAATTAAAATCAACTGATTCATCACCATTACAACAATCATCTATATTGTCAGATAAATAACCTAATCTACCATTTCTAGACATACATTTACTAGTCTTTTTATCCCAATAAACACTAGGGAATGACTTATTTAAATAATTTGTATTTGTATAAACTTCAGTATTTGCTGGATAACCAATATAAAAATAAGAATCAAAATATGATGTTGGAACTGATGGGAATTGTTCAATACCACTTTTCATAGCATTTGTTACATCATTTCTCATTTCATTAAACTTATTATTCATTACATTACATGAAGTTTCGGTTATTTGACTTGTAAAATTCTGTATATCATATGTACTACCAGTAAAATTACTAGAACTGTAGTAAACACCAAATGTTCCATCTGGATTATTTGTGTAAATATAATTACCAAATTCATAATGACTATACCAACCATCACCAATTCCAGTAATCATTGCCGCACTTATATCACCATAGTAACTATTATCGTAAAAATACATATATCTATTTTATTTATTTATTATCATTATCCATTAATATACAAACCATTTCTTGTAATCAATGTTAACACGTAATCTCTAGCAGCTAAAAATTCTTGTTTTTTATTTTCAATACTTCCAATAGCATCATTCACATCAAAAGTTTGAGTTGATGCAGTGGTTGGAAATTTAATCAATTTATTACCATCTTTTAAATTAAAATCATTGTTTGTTGCATAATAAGTATTACCAGATGTATCTATAATATCTAAATGTACATAATAATTATCATTAAAATCAATAGCATCCACAGTATTATTCCCAGAATCAAAAAACGGCATACCAGAAGTACTACCAGTGATATATGTTCCAAAAGGTATTTCATTATCATTTGTTGAATAATCAGATGCTAATGGGTTTGTATTATATTGAAAACCATTTGTATCAGCAACACCAATTGGTATATTAAGACGAGATAACCCACGAATTGAAGTACTACTAACATAAGGTAACCCTAAACCAGATGATGAAGGGTCGTTAAGTCTATATTCTTCTTGATAAACAATTGGACCATTTATCGAACCTTTTCTTATTGTTGTGGTAACATCAATTGGGATATAATCATAAGTTAACCCGTTGAATGGTTCTAATGGTCTATTACCGTTTATGTCTTGTATAGCTGTTAAATATAATCTTTTTTTTGATTGGGAGATTTCAATACCCATTATATTATTAACATTTCGATATTCTCTAACCCTAGTATTCATATTACTATATTTAATACCTAAATCATTGTCTCTTATATCTATAGTTACATTATCTAATGTTAAAGTACATATTTTATTTATCGTTATCGTATCAATTGTTTTTGACACAACACTAGCACCAAATGTTATTCCATCACCATAAACATAATTACCAAAAGACACCATTGATGTATCAGAGACACCGCTAATTACATAATTACCACCACTTAAAAATGTTGTTATACCAGTTATTGTAGTTATTAAATTAGATTGAATACTAAAATTATAAGTTATATCACCAGAAAAATCAGCAACACATTGATTATAATCATTACCATTAATAGCGTAATATTTACAAAAGGTAATATAATCTTGTTTTAAAAAATTAACACTAAAAGCTTCTGGTATTGCATCCTTATTTTTAGCCATACATTTTCTTTTGGTTGAATCCCATTGAACCGTAAATAAATCACGATAATCAAATAAATTACCATTTCCTTTTGTATTTACATTATCATTTACAACATAATTATTATAATTAAATGCATAAGCGGTATAATCATTTATGTAACCACCAATTACTGAACAAAATAATTGTGGTGTACCACTATAAGCTTTAATTTGATTAGGGTTACCTTCATTTATATAACTATTTAAACTAACTAAAACATTTGTAGGTTCTAATGTAGCTGTTATATCTTGGATATAAACTTCTAATTCATCATTATTGTTAGATAAAAAATAAATAAAAACATCAGATGAGTTAATAATCATCAAATCACCACAATCACATTTAAGTATTCGAGGTGTTGGTTCGTCTAAATATTGGTATTCATTAGGTTTTGGTGTTACACCAAAAATATATGCTGGTTGGCTAAACGATACCTCACGATTAGCTTTATTATAAGCATTTTCAGTAGCAATACGCACTGCATCTAAATCTGGATTAAGGAAAACATTATAAGGGCTATCTTTAACCGTAAAATAAACATTTGCCGCTAAATCCCTTTCGTTCATTGATTTTAACCATTGGTTTCTATGTTGTCTAATT